CGTCGACAGCGCGCGTATCAGCCCGGCACCCGCTTCATCCTTCCGCGGCAGCCCCAAGGCATCGCAGCTTTTGCTCAGTTTCCCCGGCAGGTTATTCGCCTCGGCCTGCGCCATTACACACACCGTCTGACGTATCGGTAGCGGCGGCCAGTCGTACTTCGGCACCAGCACGGAATTCCAGATGTGCCGGTCAAAGTGCATGTTCCACGCAGCGACAATGCCCTTGTCGAATTCGACGTAATCGTGCAGCCGGGCCAGCTGGTCGAGCGTGTGCGCATCCGGCTCGCCGAACGCCCACGCGGGCGACCAGACGTTGACGGGTTCGTCATCGAACGCCCACGTCCACACCAGCACTTCCGTCGAGGGGTGGCGCGCGTACGCGTACGCACCCACCTCCGGCAGATCCGCGAGCGAACGCGTTTCGAAGTCACCGAACACGATCACAGTCGGTGCACCGCCATGAGGGCAGCCGCGTGCATCTTCTCGATGCTGCGGATGACGCACCCGACGGTGTCCAGCAGCTGGCGTTCGTACGGCACCTGATCGGCCGGGCCGATGAACCGCGTCGAGGTGATGACGCCGCCGCTATGCCAACTCATTCGGTAAGCACGGCGGCCGTCATCGTCGTCGCTAAAGGCGACCGTCCGGCCGGGCGTTTCCTTGACCCACTGCATCAGCAGCTGTGCGCTGTTCATGGCGACACGTGCAGGGCGATGAACAGGAAGAACCCGAACGCGAACGCCGTGATGTTGACCATCAGCCGTTCGGCCTGCCGGGCCGCAGCCGCTGCAGCGCGCGCGTGGCGCACCTGCGGAATGGCGCTGTGCGCCTCAAACCAAGCGAGCCGGCCCGCACCGATCCGCCAGATGTAATTGTCGCCCGCGTGATAACGCCGTCGCATATCGAATTCCCCTCAGCCAAGGAAGAAAAGGGGCGGTTGCCCGCCCCTCCAGTTACTACACCGCGCGGCGGCGGCGTTTCACTTCCGCTGCAGGCGCAGCTGCGGCGGGGGCCGCAGTCTCCGCCTGCGCCGGCGGGACGGCCGCTGCAGGCGCAGCTGCGGCGGGGGCCGCAGTCTCCGCCTGCGCCGGCGGGACGGCCGCTGTAGCGGGGGGAGCCGCAGCAGCTACGGTGGGGGCTGAAGTCACCGCCGTCACCGCCGGCGCCGACGAAGTCGGTTGGCCGTGCATGTCGACCCAGCCGACCACTTTGATGTCCGGCGTGTAGGTCACGCCGTACTTCTTGTGCTGGTAGGAGTCGACTTCGATCGTGATCACCGGCACGAAGTGCGTGGCGTCGATCTTTACCTGCTGCATGATCGCCACGATCAGTTCCTTGAACGCGTTGCGCTGACCGAGCGAAGTGCCTTTGTAAAGCACCTCAACCCCTTTGTCCTCGCCGTTCAGGCAGACCAGATCGGCCGACACCTGCTGCCTCCACTCGTGGCCGTAGTCGGGCAGCGTCTCGCGTCGCGGCAACAGCGTGTTGAACGGCACCATCTGTTCGCCGAGCAGCACGCCTTCGTCCCAGCACGCCCAGCCGTGCTGCAGCGAGGCCGGGTTCATCGCCCAGTGCGAGCCGTCCTGCACTTCGACGTTGTTGGGGCCGAACACGAACAGGCCCGACTTCAACAGCCGCAGCAGCGGCTTGCCGCCCATGCCGGACTGTATGGTCGAGTTCATCGTATTCAGCGCCTTGACCAGATCGTCAGCGGTCTGCGGCAATCCCGCCATCCCGCCAAATACCATCACCGCACTGCCGGCTTCCGTTACTTCGTTCATTTTCCTGATCCTGTATTGAGTAGTGATCCCTTGAGTGCATTAGCGAGCAACCCCATCGAATTCACGACGGCAGGCCGCTTATCGCTATCCGGGACCAAGGTGAGCCCCGAACTTTTCGACTCCACGCAGGCATCGAGCTTCGCCGCGTAGAATCCTTTATCTAGTTTCTCAGCTTGCGCGGGCGACAGCAGTTCCTTTTTGAAGGACAGCTTCACGCCGAACTTTCTGCGCATCAACGCTTCGGCCGCTTCCTCGTCGACCCACTTACGGCGCGGCAGTTTCTCGACCATCTTCCAGCCCGGGATCGCGACACCGCTTTCGGCTTCGCGCTCGGCCAGATCGAACACCGAATTGGCCCAGTCGCGCATCAGCACGGCTTTGGTCAGCAGCGTCGCCAGTTCGATCGAGGTGGCCGCCTTCGGATCCACCTTGATCATGTCGTTGGCGGTGTCGATGTGCGCCGGACAGATCGGCCGCGCAGTGCAAAATCTACAATGCGAACCGGCCTTGAACGGCGGATTCAGACTCTGCGCGAGGCGCACCGCTTCGGCCGCCAGATCCACCAGATCGTCGACCCACGCGACCGACGTCGGCCACATGTCGATGACTTGGTTGGCACCGCGGCGTGGCTGAATGATGGCCAGCACCACGTCGGTGACGCCTTTGGTGAATTCCTGATATTCCTCGTCTTCATCGTACAGCGCCGCGGCGGCGTAGAACCCCAGCTGATAGTTGCCCTCCGCCTCGACGCCGATGCCGTCACCGAACTTCCAGTCGATCACCCACAGCATGCCGGTCTTGTCTTTCGCCAGCACGTCGCAGGTGCCATGCGCGCCGGCAATCTCGGAATCGAGCGACACGCGCGCCTCAGTAAACCAGTCGTTGAGGCCGAACTGCTCGACCAGACCCCAGAACGCTTCGGTGGCCGGGCCCAGCTTGTCGATGACATGGTCACGGGTCACCGGCATGTCGGCATACTCGTGGCCCATCGTCTGCCCGACCAGTTCCATCAGAGCTTCACCGCGTAGCTCGCTCGTCAGGATCAGTTCCATCGCCGCGTGCAGCATCGAGCCTTCGCGGGCGTAGTCGGAACCGGTGTCGGGTGCGTTCACCTTCTGTTCCAGCTGATAGGAACCGGGACAGTTGATCCGCTGCACGGCACGCGAGCCGGACAGAATGTTGGAGTGGTTAGCCATCGGGTAGTGCTCGCTTGTTCATGATCGCCGAAACTGCGTCGAAGGTGCCTTCGGCGGCGAAGCGTTCCACCACCGCAGCCGCGGAATACTGGCGCAGCTGTTCCAGCACGTCTTCTACCTCCCGCATGTTGTGCCCATCAGTGACCACTTCGATGACGTGCACACAGACCGCGGGCTGCCGCTGCCGCACGTAATCGGGACGGCCTAGTTTGACTTTGCTCATGGCTGAAACTCCGATTCGGGCATGTCCAGTGCGCCGCTGACGGCGTTGCGTGATTGTTCCAGCCCGTGCAGGTAGGCCGACATCAGTTCCCGCATCCCCCAAGGGAATTCGTTGGGCTGCACCACGCACAGCGCCAGCGGCTCGGTGCAGCCTTCCGGCTGAACGATGTGGACGTTGTACGATTCGGTCACGAATTCGAACGGCTGATCACCGGGATGGGTGAGGATCAGCTTCGGCCGCTTGCCGGTCGCCTCGATCACCGGCATACCGGCCGGGATGGGACGCAGCGCGCCGGCCAGCATGCCGCCGACGAAGAAGCCAGCCACCATCGTGCCGTCCGCCGGCAGCTGCGTTTCTTGGCGCGGCACCGGCGCAAACGGCCGCACGATGGCGCCCGGCTTACCGTTCAGCGCGGCCGCCTTGCGCCGCTCGTGTCTGTTCATGTTGACGATCATGGGACGATCCTATCGCTGGGGTCAGCCTTCAGAGCAACGGCCGCCTCGTGGATGAGTAGTTCGATGATTTCGCGCCGGCCGCGTTTGTTGATGCGCGACAGGATGTCGAGTTCGCGCAGCGCGTCGTAGCTCATGCGGAAGCCGACGGGCCGCGTGTTGTATCGGTTCGGGTCACGCGGCCGCGGCATCGGGGTGCTCCTGCTTCATGTGTTCGTTGAGCAGGCCGCGCAGCTTCGACGCGATGGCGAGCGCGTTGTGGCGCGGCCCGCGGAAGGTGCGGTGGCAGATGGGGCACTCGATATACCGCATCGTTCCGCGTATTCCGGTGGTGATGTCGGCGAGTCGGTGGCGCATCGAAAAATCCGTTGACGTAGTGTTAGCAGTTGTTATACGTTGTGTAACACCGCGAGTCAAGCGGCCAATCACGGAGACAGGAAAAATGAGTAGACCACGCATCGGCGGCGACATCGCGTCCATAGTTTATGAGCTGTGGGACGACGAGCAGGAAAACTTTATGGGCAACCACGACGTTGACGTTGACGTGTTGCGCGAACACCTTTTCGTCAGTCTCGCACGGGTGAACCACGCCTTCAGCTTCGGGCAGTACGTCGAGCCCGAAGCCGCCAAGCTGCTGCGCGAAATGGGAGAGGACGTCATCGGCGACATGGAAGGGCACGGAGATACACCATGAACCACCCCAGCGAAAACCAGCCCGGCGTCGAAACGTGCGACGGCTGCGGCCTGCAGTTCAATCAGGACGATCGCATGTTGAACGACGATGATCTGTGCGGCCTGTGCGCGCAGGCGAAGCTCGACAACTACGATCCGACGCCCTACTGCGCCGGCTGCGGCGCGACGAGCCGCAAGACGTGCCGTTGCGACGGCCTGCGACAGGCGGTCTATGCAGCCGCGCAGCGGGCGAACAACGCGCCGTTCGGCGCGAACCTGCTGCAGCCGCAGAAACCGTTGCTGCTGACGCGCCGGTTCCGTTCGATCGCCTACCCGGCCAGCTACCGCGGCGACAGCCGGTTTCAAGTCTGGTGCGATCTGATCAAGGGGCGCGCGGTGCGGACCGGTCTGTCGACGTGGTCGACTGACTTGCTCGCGATGTCGCAGCAGCAACAGAACGCTTACGGCATGCAGCAGGCGGCGCTGGCGAACCAGCAGAATCGCAGCGCCCTTTTCGGCGGCGCCGGTTTTGGCGGCGCGTTCGGCGGCATCTTCGGAGGCGGCCGGCAATGAAGAAAACGCTTTGGTGGGCCGTCGTCATTTTGCTGTGTCCGCTGTGGGCGCCGTTCACGCTGTTCTATCTCGTGCGCAGCATCGGCGAGGTGATGGCGCGCGTACTGGTCGAGGTGTACGAATGAATACGCACGTCATTGTTGCGGCGGTCGGCGGCACGGACGGCACGCTGTTCGACATCGGCCCGGAACCGTTCGGCGTGGGTCCGGGTGAAATGGTCATCGAAACGCGGCGCGCACTGAGCGATCAGCTGGTGGAAATATCCTTCTACCTGCTGCCGGCCAAGTTGGGCCCGGCCCTGCCCTTGTGGCAATCCGTTCAATCGGTGTATCTGCGATGAGGACGCGTGATCAGTTGCGCAGCTACCAGCAACGCTGCGTCGACTTCATCAACGCCGGCGAGGATGCCCTCATTTACGCCGACGTCGGCACCGGCAAGACCGCGATCGGACTGACGGCGATGGTCGACAATCCGTTTCGCTGGCTGGTGGTGGCACCTGAGAAGGTGGCGCGGCTGCGCTGGCCGGCGGAGGTCGGACTGTGGGAGCACACCGCGCACCTGCAGCTGCGCGCCGCGATCGGCACGCCGAAGAAACGGTTGGAAGTGCTCAATGACCGATCCGCGCAGATCGTCACGCTCAGCTACGAAAACCTCGAATGGTTCCTCTACCAAGCACCGAACGCGTTCCAGCACTTCCGCTTCCAAGGCGTGTTCTTCGACGAGGTCGACAAGCTGAAAGATCCCAGTACCAAACGCTTCAAGGCACTGCGGGTGAAGAAGGGCACGCTGCTGGCGCCCCTCAAGAAGCGCGTCGGTGCCACCGGCACGCCAACGCCCGATCACCTCCTAGACGTGTGGGCGCAAGCCTACGTGACCGACTTGGGTGAATCGCTCGGCACGTCGTTCGACCGCTTCCGCAAGCGGTACTTCTTCCCGACCGACTTCTACCAGCACAACTGGGCGCCGTTCCCGAAAACGCAGGAAGAGATTTACGACAAGCTGGCCGGGCTGGTCGAGCGCGTGTCGCGCGACGACTGCGCCGACATGCCGGCGGTGATCGACCTAGAGCCGCGCTACCTCGATCTGCCGCCGCCGCTGCTGAAGCAGTACCGCCGGCTGGAGCGCACGCTGTCGTTCAAGATCGACCATGACACCAGCATCGACGCAGCGTCGGCCGGCTCGCTGTCCGGCATGCTGCAGCAGTTCGCCAGCGGCTTCCTGTACACCGAATTCGACGGCGTGCACGCGCTGCACGATCTGAAGTTTGACGATCTGGATGAACTGGTCAGCGAACTGCAGGGGCAGCAGCTGCTGGTGGTCTACCACTTCATCCAAGAGGCGCGCGAGATACAGCGGCGCTACCCGCAGTCGCGCAGGCTAGGCGGCGGCGTTGGCCGGCAGGAAACCGACGCGACGATCGAGGCGTGGAACGCAGGCAAACTCGAAATGCTGGTGCTGCATCGGCAGTCGGCCGGGCACGGCCTTGATCTGCAGCTATCGCAAGCCGCCCACATCTACTTCATGACGCGACCGTGGTCGGCCGGCTCGGTCGAACAGGTAGTCGGCCGGCTGGCACGGCCCGGCGGCGCGCCGCACGTGTGGATCCACACGCCCGTCGTACGCCACACGATCGACCAAGACGTGCTGACCGCCAACGCCGTCAAAGGGGGGTGGCAAGACGCCTTCCGCGCGGCGTTCAAGGCCCGCGTCGCGCAACTGGAGACAACAGAATGACCGCCGACACCGTACCGGGTGAGCGACCGAAGACGTCAGCCAAGGCGCAGGAGTTGGTGAGGGCGTTCATGCGCGCGTGTCTTAACTATGAGCCAGACCACACCGACACCGGCGCAGAGGCTTGGGATAGCAGCGTCGCGCTGTGCGACTACATCGCCACCCTCGAAGCCGATCTAAGGGGCGACACTGCGCGAAGGGCGGAACTGGCGGACGCATTCGAGCGCGTTCTCAATTCAAATGGGCAGTGGTACGCAGAGCGAAAGGAAGATGTTTCGGCGTTGCGCGCCTATCTACGCGCCAGTATTGGAGATAGCCAATGAGCCAAGACAAATACCAACTGCAAGCAATGGGCGATCAGCGCACCAACGAGATGAAAGAGATGGACGCACTGCGCGCCGAGATCATCTCGCTGCGTGAGCGGGTCAAGCATTGGGAAGGTGCATACGAAATCGCAATGAAGCAATGCTGGGAGGAGCGTGAGCGGGTCAAGGAACTGGAACAGGCGCTGAACAAGACCATTGTCACCAACGTATCTCCGGTGCTGATGGACGCGGCTGGTCGATGGATGAAGCCGTTTGACTCAGCCTTACCCACCGGCACTAAGGAGGACGAATGATGCTGTACGGCATAACTGAAGAGGTGGGCGAAGTCATGCTGCTGTGGTTCGTCATCATTCTGGTGGCGGTGCACGTCGTCGATCGCTGGCTAGATTGGTGGCGCGATCACTGATGCCGTTCGTCGATCCCGAGAAGAAACGCAAGTACCAGCGCGATTGGGTGCGCGGCAAGCGCGGCCGGCAGCACAAGGTCGACGACGAAAAACGCGACGACGTCCTGCGGAGGAAGTGGAAATGAGTGTGGGTTGGCATATCGCGGCGGCGTTGGCCGGTTCGTTTGTGATCCTGCTGGTTTTTTGGTGGCTTTTCGGGCGCCGCGATGAGTGGGACGAATGAGTGCCGCTGAACTAGCCAAGCAGACCATGTTCGCCAAGCGCACCGCCGAGCAGCTGCGCACCGAAGCGGAAGTGATGAAGCTGGGTCACCTGCGCGTGCTGATCCTCACCGCGGCGACGCGGCTGGATCGTTGCGCCGCCATCATCGAGCAGCTGCAGGAGAGACTAGATGCCGCATCGGAAGATCGTTGATCTGAAGGTGAAGCAACCGGATTTCGAGAAAATATTCGGCATCCTGCTGGCGTGGCACAACGACAACTATCCCGAACACATCGCGCCGACGCGCACCTATGCGCTCGGCAACGCGCTGGCCGAAATGGCTAGACGTGGGCTGATTGATTTCTCAGTGATGCCGACGGCCGCACCACAGACGAAGCTGCCGCCCGAAGATCCATTGCGCTGCCCAACACTGCCGTGAACCCGTTGACGGAGTCGCACACATGAACGATGAAACCCCGAGCGCGCAGGCGTTTGTGCTCAGTGATCTGGTGCGGGCTCGGACGCTCGCCCGGCAACTTGAATTCGACAAAAAATGGAGCGAACTGCGGGTGGATAAAGAGCCGATCGCATCGCCCGCGGCGGCCGCGGATGCGATCGAGCTTGCTCGCCTCCCAGCCATAGGCAAACGCAATCTCGCAGCAGACTTCCTCGATATTTTTCTCTAACGGTTTTCTCATGTGGCTAGACTAGCCACACCTGCCGACCCAGTCCATTCGCCGCCGATGTCCAGACGCGATTGCTGCCGTTGCCCCAGCGCCATTCGGCCGGGTTGGCGATGAACGTCGCCGCTGACGTCGGATACCAGCGGAACACGCTGCCGCCGTCTTGCACGAGGATGCCGGTGAAGTAGTCGCGCACCGCCGCGACGGTGCCGCTTTCCATGAGCAGATTGAGGTCATAGATGCTGTACGACGACAGCACGAAGATATTGTGGCCTTGGATGGTCGACGGCGAGCAGGCGCCGAAGCTGTTGAGGAACAGCGAATTGGAAAACCCCACACCGTCGCCCGCTCCGCCGCCCTCCAGCCCGACCGTCAGGACCAGCAGACGCGGCGTGATCGGGACGGCTATCGCTTGCGCCGCGGCCATTAGCTGAGGCCCGTGCCCGAAATAAGCCACGCGTTCGACAGGAATTTCACCGCCGTCGCGATGCCGTTCTGCGCCAGCGAGCGGGTGCCGACCGAGCCGGTGCCGGCGAGGATCAGCGTGTCGGTGGTGATCGCGATGGATACCGCGGCCGCATCGTTGTTGATGAACGTCACCACGCTACCGATCGGGAACGGCACCGAGGCGTTGGCCGGAATCGTGTACGTGTCACCGGCGCCGGCGCCGTTGTTGTGGAAGATGTGCGTGCCGCGGTCGGCGATGCCGAGCGTGTAGTTGCCGGCCTGAATGTTCTGCGGCAGTTCGCCGTACGGCGGCACGCCCAACAGCCGCAGGTTGGCGCCGTCGTAGCGGAACGCATAAATCTGTCCGGAAATCAGCGACGACGCCGTCAGCGCGTTGCCGGTCTGATCGTGCACGATGTTCTTGGCGCCGATGCCGTTGACGTTCATCGTCGAGGCGCCGGTGTTGTTGTTGTTGATCGAGCAGGCGAACAGCATGCCGGTGTAGTAGGCGGCATAGTTCGCGTTCAGCGTGACGGTGTACGCGTTCACCGAACCGCCACCGACCAGCGAGCCGTTGAGGTCGGCCCACAGTTCCTTGATGGCCGACATCATTTCCCGGGCGGAGTTGTTGACCGCCGAATAGTTCATGTTCTCCGGCCAGCCGTCGGGGGGCGCCGCGTTGTTGTTCGCCGCCACCACGTCCCACGTATTCACATTAGACATTACCCACCCCTCTAGCCACGCGTTGGGCGGCCTGTGCAGTGATACCGTAAACCGAAACCGTCAGCGCGTTCGCCGTGGCCGAACGCATTCCGATCAAACCGCCCTTCTTCACAAACAGCCCGCTGCCCTGACCCTGCGCTTGGAATATCAGCGAGTCGTTAGCCGGCACGGCCTTGTCATAGTAGAGCGCGTTGCCGATGCCGAAGCCGGCTGCCGCGTCGTCGTGATATAGCCGCACCGCGATCGCGCCGGCTGTGTTGTTGGCGATGATGATCAGCATGACTTCGGTGGCGAGTTCGCCGCCGGTGAACACCACGTTGTCGGTGGTGTTGTTCGGGCGCGCTTGGGCGAGTAGGGAGCCTTCGGCGAACATTATTGCTGCAACTGATCAAGCAGGCCCGGCACGGCTTGCGCGCCGAGGATACCGGACGTGGCGCCGAGCCGGGCGTTGGTCGGCGACAGCAGGCCCGCCTGAATCGCTTGGTTGGCGGCGGCCGGATCGCGCGACATCATCAGGCCCGCCATCGCGTCGTTAGTCAGCCCTTCCTGCCGGCCCAACAGCCGGCCCATCGTGCGGCCGCCGACCACGCGACCGAAGTAGCCGGCGCCCGGCACGCCCGGCAGGATGCCTTGCGTGACGCCTTGACCCACCAGCGCACCGCCGGCGCTGGCCGGCGCGTTGATCGCGGTGGGCGCGCGCAGGGTCGCCTGAAACATTTCGTGCATGCGGGTGCGGTCCATCAGCAGCGTGTTGACGCTTTTGGCCTTGGCTTCGTCGCCGAACAGCCACACCAGCTTCGCGCGCAGGTTTTCGGTGCCGAGGATCTGCCGCACCCCGGTCTGCGCGTCGGCGACGTTGCCGAGCCGGTGTTCCAGATCGGACATCGCGGCGATCCGCGCGCTGTCCTGCGCGGCTTCGCTCATGGCGCCGTACTCGTGGACGATCGTGTCGACCTTGGTGCCGGGCGCGAACACCTTCAGGCCGAGTTCGGCGGCGTCCTGCATTTCCGCCTTGTCGCCGTAGACGCGGGTGGCCTGCGCGAACGCGGGGTTGGCGCGGTCGAGTTCGGTTTTCAACGCGCGCTTCAGCGTGAAGTAGTCGGACGCGGTCGCCTTGCTGTAGTTCTGGCTATTCGGGTTGTTGAGTCGCGCGCCGGTGTCGCCGAGGTTCGATAGCGTAATCTTCAGCCGGTTGATCAGGTTCGGGCCCGTGGTCGGGCTACCCGGATCCGGCGGCGTCGGCCGGAACATCGAAAAGTCGCTGGTCGGCTCGGGGTTCGGCGACGGCGTCGGCGGCGGATTGACGCGCACGTCCGGCGCCAACGGTTCGAAACGGGTGGCGAGTTCCTTACCGGCGTCGTTCCAGATCGGCGCGACCTTCGGATGACTCAGCAGCTTCTGCATGGTCGGCGTGATTTCCATTGGCGTCTGTTCGGCCTGCTGGTACAGCGGCGCCGCCTGCGCGATCTTCGCCTCTTGCAGCTGCTTCTGCAGCAGCAGGTAGGACGTTGACGTGTCGTCGAGCCCCATCGCCTTACGCAGCACCGGCGCCAGCGCCCGCAGCGCGGTGTCTTCGCGCTGTTGGGCGAAGTCTGATAGCGCAGTGCGGCCCGGCCCGCTGCCGGTCGAGGCGATTTCGCCGACGGTCGACGGCATGAAGTCGGCCAGCACCAGATTCGGATTGCGGTCGTAGGCCGCCTTCAGCGACTCCGGCGTCAGCCCGTGCGCGCGCATCTGCGCGCCGAGTTCTTTCACCGCCGCGGCATTGACGTTGTCGCTCTTGCCGACCAGCTTGCCGACCATCCGGCCGATCGAGCCGGCGGCGTTGGCGACACCCTGCAGCACCGTCGGCACGGCGCCGGAAATCACTGCGCCGGTGACCGCCCCGGTGCCCATGTTAATGGCGGCGTTGCCGAGCGCCTGCGGCAGCGTGGTGGTGTTGGCGTCCTGCTCGGTGGCGGCACCGGCGCCGAACGTGGCGCCGATCGCGGCACCCTGCTTCATCAGCTGCGGCACCGCCTCGCGCAGCGTTTGCCCGGCGACGTTCTCTGCCGCGCCCGCGCCGCTCAGCGCCGCGCCGAGGATACCGCCCTCGATGTAGTTGCGTGGGTTCGCTTCGTAGGCCGCTTCGCGGTGCTGCTTCTGGTTCTGCACGTAGTCGTTGAGCGAGTGCAGCGGGCCCGCGTCGCGCGCGGCGCCGTAGGCGTCCATCCGATCGCCGAAGCTGCCGGGTTCGTTCGGGTTCAGCGCGGCGTACAGCAGCGGGTCGACGTAGTCGTTCATGGCCTTGCGGATCAGCCCGCCGGCGGACGCGTCGAGCCCCATCGAAGCGACGTGGCCGAATCCCTGCGCCGCTGATTCCGCCGGCGCGATCGCAGGTGCCGCCGGCGCCGCCGGTGCCGCCGTCTGCTTCATCGCCGCATCCAGCGCGTCGTGCAGCTGCTGCGCCGCGGCGGTGTCGCCAGCGGCGTCGGCTGCGTTGAACGCGGCGGTTAGGGCGGCAATGTCAGCCACTGGGTTTTCCGTACTTCGCCCACACGGCCGGATCCACGCCGGCGGGCGGCGTGTTCGGGTTGATATAGGCCGGCGCGCCCGGCGGCACCGGCGCTGGTGCGCCTCCGGTCGCCTCTGCCGGCACCGGCGCCGTGCGCAGGTTGCGTGACGCATCTTCGGGGGTCAGTCCGGACAGCTGCCGCGCCTGCTTGCGCGTCTGGTCGAGCCAATAGTTGTACGTCGTCATGGCGTCTTTCCAGTCCTTCTGACTGGTCGCCTGACTGGCGCGCTGCGCCGCACTGAGCACGAGGTCGAGTTCTTTCTCCTGCAGCGCGCCGAAACCGGTGGCGCCGGTCTTGTCCGAGCGCATATTGACCAGCGTGCCAATGGTGTTGTTGGCGATGAACTGTTTCTGCGCCACTTCCCAGTTCGACGTGTCGGAGCCGCGCAGCGTCGGGAAGTAGCTGAACACGCTGTGCGCCAACGGCGTGTCCTTGTTCAGCAGGTAGTCGGCCTGCGACTGCAGCGCGTCGATCTGATTCTCTTTCGCCGGCAGATCTTTCCAATAGTTGTACTGGGTCTGCATCTTGTCGACACCCTGCACGCGCCCCTGCACGTCGGTCGACGACAATCCTTCTACCGGCGTCGGCCCGTCGGTCTTAGAAAACTGCCAGCCCTGTCCCGACTTGTCGAACGCCAGCTGCGGCTGCGCGGCGATGCCGACACCCGGCGCGGCCTGCGCGTTATCGGTCATGTCCCATAGCGTCGGCGGCTTGGTCGGATCGTACGGGTCGACGCGCGCCTGCCCGGCGTGGCCGTTGGTGAGTAGCAGCGGGCTGCCCACGGTGCCTTTCGGGTAGTGCGTCGAGCCGGATTTCTCCGCGGCGAGCAGTCCGGGGATGATCGCCATTGCCGACTTCGGATCGGCTGACGCGAGGTCGGCGATCGAGGCGCTGTACTGCCCCAGCAATCCCTGCGACTGGTCGGTGTTGAACATGCCGGTGTTCGGGTCGAACGGCTGGTTGCGGCCGGGGTCGATCAGGCCGGGCAGCGTCTGGCGCAGCGCCGCGTCGGCCTTCTGCTGCGACATCTGTTCCTGTTGGGTGGCGTAGTCGCCGCGGTACTGCTGCGCGCCCAGCAGACCACTGAGGCCGGCGGTCGCGGGGTTGATGCGGCGGTCATAGCGCGACTGCAGCAGGCCAAGGCCCAGCCGGAAGGCCGAATTGCCGAGCAGGCCGGAGCCACCTTCGGGGTTGCCGAGGAACTGATCGAGCAAGCCGGCCATTATTGGTATCCCCCCACCGCACCGAGCAGGCCGCCGATCAGCGCGCCATAACCCGGATAGATCTGGTTACCGGCGGCAGCGCCGGCGATGCCGCCGCCGATCGCGCCGGTGGTCGGCGAGCCCTGCGGGTTCGGATTGGTCTGCGTGCCGTAGCCGCCCGGCAGCCCGTAGATCAGGTTCGCGTAGTTCTGCAGGTTCTGATACGGCGACATCTGACCGAAGTTGTAGCGGCTCATCGCATCGTTGATGCCCAGCTGACCCTGCTGCTGCACCGCACTGCCGACCCCAGCCAGCCGGTCGATGTTGTTCCAGTCGATCTGCGATGCCTGCGGCGCGAACGCGCCGGCGCGACCTTGGTCGGCGCTGATCTGCCCGTACAGGCTGCCCTGCGCGCCGATGCCGCCGAGGCCGAGTTGCCCCAGCTGGCCCGCTGCACCCAGCTGATTCTGCCGCTCGTTGGCGTAGTTGCCGCCGTAGATGTTGGCCGACAGATCGCTGAGTGACTTGCCGTATTGGCCCGCCGCGTCGCCGAGGTATTCACCTTGGATGCCCGAGCCGGTGCGTGACGCCGCGCCGAAGGCGGCGTTGATGCCGGGGTTCACTACGTTCTCATAGTTCTGCGTGATCGGTCGCGACGCCGCACTGAACATCTGATCGAGGTAGGGGTTCGAATTCAGGTAGTCGCCGCGCGCCGTCTGACCGAGTTGCGACAGGCCGCCACCGATGCCGCCGGTTAGTTGGTCGGCGCCTTGCGCGGCACCGGACAGATCGACTTGGCCCTGCCCCAGCGATTGCTGCAGGTATTGGTTGAAGGCGCCTTCGGTCGGCGAGCCGTAGGCACGCTGTTCGGTCGCGCCGAAGGCCTGCTGCTGTTGCGGCGAAAAGGGCGCGTACGTCTGGTCCGGGAAGTAACTCGGACCGCCGCCGGCGTAGTTCTGCTGCCCCTGTTTGAAGAGGTCAGAGAGGTAGGGTTGCTGCCCCGCCCAAGGCGTGGTGGTGGTCTTGCCGCCGGTCTGTCCGCCGCCCATCAGCTGAGTTCCTTTCGGTAGATCGTGAACTTGGGTTTATAGTCCTGATGCCGCCGTTCGAAGATCCGCCAGCCGCGCCGGCCGCGGAATTCTACTGCGTCGCACATGTGGCTGCGCGCGAACGTCTCCATTACGGTGATCCAGTCGTCGAGCCACGTGCGCAGGTTCTGCCCGGCAAGGAAGTCGACGAACAGCACCCGCTCATACTGGCGGTGCTCGATCGAGGTGCCCACGACGCCTTCGAAGTCGTTGACCACCCACAGCTGAATCTTGCCGGCCTTCATTTCGCCGTACAAATATGCGACTTGCGCCTTGTCGATCCGTTGGAACAGCCGGGCCACGCGCGGCCACACCAGATCAATGCGGTTGACCGGCACGCCGCCGATGTGCGCTTTCAGGTTGGGCGGAAACTGTTCGGCTTCGCTCATGAGAACAGCCTGCCGAACGGGTTGGGGGGCGTTACTTGCTGGCCGCCGTTCATGCGCAGCTGCGCCAGCAATTCCGGCGGCAGCGAGTTCAGCGCCGAGCCGCCCGGCGGCGGCAGCATCTGCGGCGGCTGGCCGGGGTTGACCGGCATGGTGTGCATCATGTTGCCGCCCAGCGGTCCCTGCATGCCCGGGCCCGATCCCCCGAAACCGAGGGGCGGTCCGCCGAGGCCGCCCAAGCCGGGGGAGCCGAGGGGTCCCGCCTGCGCTTGAGCGGCCGCCGGCGGGACGGCGCCCCCGTAGGACAACCGCAGCGCCATGTCGTTGTACGGTCCGAGCCCGAACATCTGATTTGAGGGGCGGCCCGGGCCATAGGCCGGATTGCCGGAGACGGGCGCCTGCCGCATCGGCGCCAGCGAAGCACCCACCGCGGTCGCCTGCACGGCGTCGCGCTTGGCCTGCTGCTTGCCGCTGTTGCCGCTGCTGCCCTGAATGCCGCTGCGCAGCTGGTGTTCGTACTTCTGGAACGGCGACAGCTTGTTGAGGACGTTGTCCTTGAGCTTCAGCGGATTCAGATTCTCTAGGAAACTCACCGTCTACCTCCCAGTGCGGCCGCGTCGAGTTCGACGCCTTGCCCGTGTGTAAAGCCGCCGCCGATGTTGACGCGATACCGCTGATAGCGGCTGTTGGTGATGATGCACGCCTTGCCTTCCGGCGTGAGCCCGCGCGCGCTACCGAAGGTGACGTTGCCGGCCGGCAGGTTACGTTTGCCCGCCTGCACCGTGAACGTGGTGGCCGGCGTGCCATCGACGATCGGCCGGACAGCATTGGTGATCAATCGCTGTCCCGAGCGCAGTTCCTTGGTGTCGATGGTCGCGGCCAGCGCGGCGCCGGAGAAGTCCGCCGTTTTGTGGTCGGAGCCGAACGCCGCCAGCGACAGCGCGCCGCCTTTGAATGCGTCGGTATCGACCGGTATAGACTGAATGTCTATACCGGAAGGAAATGGCGTGTCCAGCTGGTCGAGCGTGAGCCCCGAGGTGACGTACTCCGCCAGCCACTCGGTGTTCACTTCGCCGTAGGTGAAGCGCCCCGACGGCCAATGGAAGATCAACAGGCGATCGTTGTAGGCGAGCGACGACGACGAGCGGAACGCCCAGAACACCAGCGCGTTCTGCCGGTCGACGGCGGAGTTCATCTGCGCCACCGACGACATGTCCGAGTTGGCGCGGAACCACTTGTTCACCTTGTTGGCGCCGATCGGCGTGCACGGCGTCGAGCCGGAAAACATGTAGAAGCCGTCGTGCGAGTAAAAGAAGATGAACGGGCCGGTCCAGCAGACCGAGTTCGGCGCCGGCGTGCCGCGGCCGGGTTCGATTTCGTTGAACTGGAAAATGGTCGGCGGGCCCACGTATTCCATGTGATTTAGGGAATGCTCCTGCAAGACGAACCCGACTTCACCGGGGACGATCTTTTGAACCCGCCCGCCTTTACCGAACAGCTGCTGACGGTCCGACTGAGTCTGCCGCGACGGCGTCCACAGCGTCGCGTTGTTGTAGCCGGACCAGCCGAGGAAGTCAGGCCCGTAGGCTTGCAGATCCCCGAGCACCACGAAGTCGCGCACCACCGCGATCCGCTTGGCGTTGTAGGGCGAGCCGGTCTGATCGGCAAACGCCGACGACGTGCCCACGGTGTACTTCTGCATCGCGTCGAAGTAGTCGACGCCGAGCACGTCATTGCCGAACTTGGCGAATTCCCAGCTGGTGGCCGAGTACGCGTGCAGCGACTTCGACACGTTGGTCCACGTGGTGCCCGAGTCGAGCCGATACAGGTCCTGCGCATCGCCGGCAAAGTTGTAGATGACGTTGTCCGAGCCCTGCAGCCATATCGAACCGAGGCACGCCGCGGTCAGCGCGTTGGTGAACGACGCCAGCGAGTTCAGCTGCCGGTAGCTTTTCAGCTGCGGCAAACAGTTCTTCGCGATCAGCGCACCGGGGTTCTCCAGATCGGGCAGATCGGGGAGCCATTCGCCGAAGTCGAGCGGTGTCGGGTCACTCATGGCAATGACCGTTCGTCGGATAGGTAATTCGCTGACGCGGGGTCACGTAACCCCTTGATCTGACCGTCGGGCGGGGGGGCGCGAAAAGTGCGTTTGGTATAATGGCCTTGTCGCGGTGCATCCACGACTAGTTCATTAACAATATCGGAGAACGGAAAATGACTGCTCCTGTCATAGTAAACAACGACGGCGCCTACATCGTGATCGACGTCGATCGCTACATCGACGGCGTTCAGCACTGGTACAGAGTCAAAATGTGGTCGCGCGAACTGGTCGCGCTCTACGGCGACAAGGCGCTGAAGAACAAAAGCCAGAAGGTGAAGGAAGCGCACGGCGCCGTCGTAGTCGAATACTTGGGCGTCTGACAGACCAGCCCGGCCGCGCCAACGGCCGGGCTGTTTTACTTGGGTGCGCGGCACGTCAGACCACCTGTCGGTTGCCGCTGGCAACCAGTGCATTCCCCGCAAAACGACGCCGCATTTCCGCCTTGTTGAATGACGCAATCGCGGCGAGCGCGCGTGCGTCGTAGCCGTCGGCAATCTCAAACATCTGCGCCCAGCGCGCGCCGGCGGCGAGCATCGACCACAGATATACGTCGTAGCCGCGCGTCAGCAGCACGTTGGTGCCGCCGGCGGCCGTGATGATGCTCGGCAAGTCGCCGTGGTATTGCAGGTAGATCGTGGTCGCTGGCGAGCCGCCCGCGGGGGCGAACGTGAAGCCGAGCGTGCCCAGCGCGTCGATCGCCTCGATCGTGTAGTACATCGGCGAGCTACCCGAGCCGGCCGTCCAGACGGATGACTGCCGGATCAGTTCCGGCGTGAGGTAGGTGATCTTCGCCGTCTGGTTGACGTCGAGATACAGCGCGATGCCCGACTTGTAGTCGGCCGGCACCGCCACGGATCGGCCCGTCAGCGACAGCGACGTGAATTTCTGGAAGCCCATTGGATAGACTTCGCGCCCGAGCCACGCCTCCGCCGCGAGCGTGATCGAGTCGATCGACGTGCCACTGACGGCGATGTCATCGCGCGCCAGCCAGCTGTCGACGTCGACCTTGAGCGTGGCGTAGGTCACAGCCGTTTCACCAGCGTGCGCAGGTTGGCGTAGTCGGACGAATTGATCTTCATGATTTCAAACGTCGTCCACGTGAAATATTGGCGGTACTTGGTCCGCCACTCTTTCTTCCACTGCATGTAGATGTTGAGCGGCACGGTGGCCGCATGGCGCGCTTCCGCGCCGTGCGCTACTCGCCCGTTATTGCGGATGTCCTTGGCGTGATCGAGGATCGCGTTGTCGACCGATGTCGGGGTGAATTCTTCGGCGATGAGTTCATCGTCGTTGACGTGCACCCGGTGGATGACACCGGTCGGCGAGCGACCTAGCTCAATCGTCTTCAAGAGCGCGACCTTCGGCCGCCAGCTGCCGGCGGCGTGCGCGGCCACTCAGTTCCGCGTCTTTCGCCTTCTCCTGCACCTGCTTCAGTTCTTCGAGCGGGTTCAGCCGGGCGGCAACCGCATCGCGGGCCTTCTCCATTTCGTCGTCCTCGTTGGGACCACTGGAGACGAATTCCGGCGAGCACAGCTGTGCTTCGCGTGCGTCCGTGAAATGCAGCGGCCGCGTCGGCATGTCGCGCACCATTTCAATCAGACCTTTGTCGTACATCCCTTCGAACAACGCTGCCTCTGCGGGCACTGCGTCATCGAGTTCCAGCACTTCGGTCGGCTCCAGACGGCGTGCCGTCGGACCGAGGTCGAAGTGAATACCGCCGCATGCGAACACCGGCGGATCGCCCATCTGCTTGATCCGAAAACGTACTAGAGCCATAACCCGACACCTTGGTAGAGGGGCGCCCGGAACGGGCGCCCCGTTTGCTTACGCTACCATCGCCGTGGCGGTGTTGATGTCCGCGACCACGCCCGAAGAGGCTTGGTTGCGTCCGACCAACGTCCAGTCAACGAGGATGTGCCGGCGATTCGCATCGCCGATCTTGGCAATCTCTTCGGTCTTGTAGCCGTCGAGGTAGCCGAGCGCCCAGAATTCCGTATCGAGGCACCACACGTCCCGGCCCCGCTGGAAGCGGTTCGGCACGACGTCGATGACGGTGAAGTCCGTCACGTACACGTCGACCGCACCGACCACCGACACGCCGCCGCGCGGGTTGGAGCCCTGATCCTGATACTGCGTGGCGATCCGCGCAGTCGTACCCGAAAACATGAAGCTGGAGAAGTTTTGCTTACACGTCGGGTCCATCATCAGCATGTTGGGGTTGCCGCCGGCCACGTAGCAGTTCTTCAGCACCGTGAGCAGCGTCGCTTGCGACAGCGCCCGGGTGGTGCCGTCACCTGCCGCCGCGTTGGGCGTGCCGAACGTCGAGCCCGACAGGGTCGGGTCCGTGCCGAGCAAACCGCGGTTGGTGTTGGTGCGCATGTACGCGCCCAAGCCTGCAGCGACCGACGCGGCCGATGCCGTACCGGCTACCGCGGCGAGGTTCGCACACACCGACGACTCGACGTCCCGGCGCAGTTCCTTGCCCTTCTTCGCGACTTGGTATGCCAGTTCCGACTTGCGGCCGGCTTTCTTGATGATGTCGGCCCGGCGGGAAACGGCCAGATACTTGATCGAAATCTGGCAGTAGTTGCCGAGTCGTACCGAGGCCGAAGACGAGTCGGTGCCGAAGTCGGCGCCGTCGATCGCGGCGTTGGCCGAGGACGCGGCGGCGAGCGCATCGGTCTGCCACTCGTGCAGCACCGCCGAGACGTCTTCGCGGCCGAAGTTGGACACCGCCGGCGTTTCCGTCGGGCTGATGTTGTAGATGATGTCGGTCAAATCTTCGCGGACGCTGTCGCCAGTCGTGGCGAGGTCATAGCGGTCCCAGTTCGTCGTGGACATTGGTTTTCCTGTGGGGTGTTAGATCAATCGTTCAATAAGTTTGGCCGCATCACCCACGGAGCGCGTTTTGTTCAGGTTGGCGCGAAGTTTGCTCAACTGCTTGGCCCCGGCGACGAGTTTGCCGCCGCTTTGGGCACCGGGCCGAACCCGTAGGGGGACGTCCTTCTTGATCCGTTTGACGGCGTCGGCGGCTTTCGCCTTGTCTGCCTTCAGCGCGGCGTTTTCAGCGCGGAGGGCATGCAGTTCCAACGCCCCGACGATCAATCGGGAGTCATACACCTGTCCGAGTTCTTCATCCGAGTAGCCGAGCGTCTGCATCGTCTTGCGCACGATGCCTTTCTTGTCTTCACTCCAATCCGGAACGGCTTCGCTCAAACGCTGAGATTCCGCCTGCACCAGCGTGCGAAGGTGGTTCTTCTGCGTGTCTTCGTAGTGCGTGGCCGCCTGCTGCTGGGCCTGTTGGAGCCGTGCCGCGCGCGCCTGCAGGTCGAACATCCGGGCCGCGAATTCGGCCGGGTCCGTCGCGCGCAACTGCTGCAACTGCGGGTTGTTCGCCTCGATCTGCAGCTGGTCGGCTGCAACGCGAAACGTGGCCGCGAGTTGGTGCGATTGCGCGATGAATTCCTGATTGCGTGCGTTGGCCTGCACTTCGAGTGCGCGGCGTTCCTCACCTAGCTTTGACTTATCGCGTCGATAGTCCGCCCCCATCTGGTAGCCGGCAACGAGGTCTTCGAGCGTCGCGGTGACGTCCTGACCGGCCGCCTTGAACGTGTGCTTCAGCTGCTTGGCGAGGTCCGCAACGGGAACTTCCAATGCTGCTGCCAGCTGTTCAAGGGTTTCGATCGGATCGCCCGCGGGTTCCGAAGCGTCATCGGCTTTGTCCGGGTCTTCCGTATCTTCCGCATCATCCTCCGACGCGGCAGGCCGCTTGGGCGCCTCTTCCTCGTCGGTTACATCGCTGTCGTCGGCTTCGTTCGCTTCATCAGCAGCGTCCGTGTCGGCGGCGGCAGCTTGTGCTTTGAACCGACCGCGTTGATCGCGGTCGGCACCTTTGTCGGGGTCTTTCAGACGCGACGGATTGCCGGCGTCAGTGTTGCCATTGTCGTCGAGCAAGCCGGCGATGCGCGCGGCGGCGTCGGACACCTTGATGCCTTGGGGCTGGGTCGCTTGGTCGACGGCTTGCAGTGGTGGCATTAAGCAGATTCCTTGGGTTCTGGCGCATGGGGGCGGAAATCAGCGGCGCGCAGCTGTTGCCCTTGGGCTGCGGTCAACAGGGCGCGGCGTACGCCGGACAGTCCCCGGAGTTGCTGGCAAATCTCGTGCTCGGTCGCCAGATCGCGGGGGTCACCGCTGATCGGCGCGCTTTCGATCTGCCGCACCAGCGACATGCGCACGTCTTCGAACGCTTTCTGCAGCGTCGGATCGGTCGCCAGCCGGGCGGCTTCGTCGGCCACCACCGGCTGTTTCGCCCCCGGCGTCTGTCCCCGGATGTGGGCGTTGTTCTTGCGCTCGGCCACGGTTACTCGGTGGTGTCTTTCGGCGGCCGTGGAATCCGCTTGGTGCCGAAGTGCGGTCGCGTCACTGCCTTCTGCGGTTCGCGGTATGACATGTCTTTCTTGCCACCTTTGAACGGCTTCTGCTGTTCTTTCGTATATACCGTCATTGCTGCCCTCCGGGGTCGCGTTAGAGCCTAATCGAATTATCGCCGCGGAGTCACGCGGATTCTGCGCGACCCACCTGCCTCGTCAGGAATTTCGATGTCGTAGGCCTTCGGCTTGGCCGGCGCCACCGGCACCGGCAGCGGCCGGCTGGCGATGCCTTCCACTGACGCGGCGAACGTCGCCAGCGCCTCGTTGATCACCTTCTGCTGCTCGGCCAGCGCCGCGTTGACCGTGTCCATGAATGCCTGCAACGGCGCCGCCGGCGCGGCAGCGGTGTCCGGCATGTGCATGTGCACATGCACGTTGCGGGTCACCTCAGTGGACGGCGAGGTCGGGCGCGCTGTTATCTGTGCCTTCAGATCCGTCTGCATTCTGTTTCTCCACGATTTGTTTGGCTTGCTGGAATGTGTCGGATGCCTCGACGGCGGTATGGCCCGCTTCGGCGTTGGCCTTGTTCGCCTGCGCCAGCTTCAGCGTGGCGTCGGCGTGTTTCTGCTTAACGGTGGCGCCGGTGTCGGCCGACGCTAGTTCGTGCGCGGCGTTGGCTTTGTCGGCTTCGAAGCGCAGCTTGGTGAAGTCGAGTTGCTGGCCTTTGGTCTTCAGCTGCTGTTCGTTGAGCGACAGCTGATGCTTCGACTGCAGTTCGGCCATGCTGATCTGACCGGTCTGCTGCAGTTCCTGCACCTTGCGCTGCGACTCCGCGGCGATGCCTTGGGCCTGCGCCTGCGCCAGCACCATCGCCGGATCGGGCGCCGGCTGCGGCTTCTGCCACCCCGGTGCCTTCGGGTCGAGGAAGTATTGGCCCGGCTCGCCGAGGTTCGATGCGTTCACCAGCTTCGACAAACTGTTGTAGAGCGTCTTCTCATCGGCCAATCCCACCTGCAGCGCCTGCTGTTGAACTGCCAGCAGCTGCGTGATCAGTGCGATCTGCTGCTGCTTGTTGTTGTAGCCGAGGCCGACGTTGGCGGTCATGTCGGTGCGGTCGCGCCAGCCCTGCGGGTCGACCGGGATCCACTTGCCCCGTATTTTGATCGTCTTGGCGACATCCTGATGCTGCCGCATCAGCTGGTGCGCCTTCAGCATGAGCTTCTTCACGCCGGTTTCAGCGAAGATCCGCACCAGCATTTCGATCCGCTGCGACGACTGATCGAGTGCTTGGCCGAACGCCGCCGCGGTCGACTCCTGCAGCACCTCCGGATCGAGCGCGAGGTTGGGCGCGACACCAGTGCGCATGTTCTTCGACTCGTCGAAAAACTGGATCACCGGCATCAGTTCGCCGACGATCGACTGCGACGGCTCCGGAAAGAACGCATCCTGCGCGCGGCCGCGCACCGGAATGAATTCGGCCTGCGTGTTGAGCATTGCCGCCATCGTGGTGCCGTCTTCGGTCAGTGCGTCTTCCGAGAAGGCTTTGCGGCGGATGTTGATCTTGTAGATGTTGTCGAGCAGCTGCCGCTTCAGCGTCGACATCAGTAGCTGCAGATCCTTGACCGGGTCGACGTAGCTCATGCCCTCGTGCTTGTGCGGCATCAAAATCGCCGACAGCGCGACCAGCGGTTGGTAGTTGTCTTCTTCGTTCCTGAAAATCTCGTCGCCGATCATGGTCACGGCACGCTGCTCGGCAATGCCGTCGCCGTCGTAGTCCATCAACACGGTGCACTCGTGCACCCACATTTCGCGGGTCGAGTCGTCCATGTTCTCGGCGTTGTGCTGCGGATCCTCGTCGGCGTAGAACAGCCGGTTCACCTCTTCGGTGCCCCACGAATAGCCGTCGTCAGATGTCTGCCCGACCTTGTCGAGTTGATCGCGATCGTAGCCGTAGGCGACCAGATCGCTGTACGTCTTGCGGCTGCGGTGGCAGACGAACGGCGACGTGTCCAGATCGACTGAGCGGCATGTAACGTCCACCAGCGCCTCTTCACCCGGCACCGGTTCCATGCACAGCTGCTTGACGTTGCGGGTGGTGCGAATCTTCAGGTCGAACACCTCGACGTCCTGCGGCATTCCGTCAGGCCCGGTCACCTGAACCGTCTTCGCTTCCTGCTCCAGAATGCTGACGGTGTCGTCCTTCTCCAGCAGCGCGACGCCGTCGGCGGTGAGGCCCGTGACCATCCCGACGTCGGTCTGCTCGCATTCGTCCATGTACAGTTTGACGTACGCCGTCGGATTCATGAGCGCGTCTTTAAACCAGTGGTGGAACGCGAGGAAGCCGCCGCCTCTGTTCGCCTTCAGCACCTCGTGGTTGATGATGTCGGTTTCCTGCGCGGCCGCGTCTTCATCCGCCGGCGTCATCGGGTCGAACACCACCACATGATCGCCGGATACGAACACCCGCAGGATCGACGGCATCACCCATTCAACGACTTCGAAGGCTTCGCGGCTGACGATCTTAGAGTAGCCGTCGCGTTCGTTGCCGAACGGCATGCCGTTGTAGTAGTTGAAATTCTCCTGCCGCACGGTCGAGACGTCGTTGCCGTCGGTATTCATCGCCGAGTCGACTTTGCGGCCGATGAAGGCGCGCACCTCGTCGTCGGTCATCTTTTTCGCTTTCTTAGCCATAGTTACACCACGTGATCATGGGCAGGGTTATAGATCGGATTGGTTCCGTGTGACTGATTTTTGCGGTAC